TTGTCATTTTCTTCACAAAGTTTATTATAATTCTTAATATATTCTGTGAGCAAAGTTTTTATTTCTTTNATNTCAACTTTTGTATTAGTAATATCTTCTTGTAAAGGCTTTAACAAATCTATTACTTCTCTTATTGTTGCTTTGCTTCCATTCTTTTCTTCCATACTTATTAACTCCATTTTTTTATTTGTTTTAATCTTTTATTATAAGCATTTGCTAAATTCTGTTGTTCTTTTTCAAATACTTTTTTGTAGTATTGTTGATTATATGGTGTAAATCCAATACCACCTAAAATTGAAGCTATATTAGCAGGTCTTGAAGATTTTTGATATTCTGTTTCTTCTGGAAATGGAATTAATTTACCTACTTTTACAGCCATAGGATTTTGCATTAATAAGTAAGCTATATAAGGGTTCATTCTTTGTTCATATTCACCAGTAGCAGGGTTTTTAGCTCTCACTACACCAATATTTTTCTTAATAGCTGATGGAAGTATTCCAATATAACCCGGAACAGGTGCAGTATATCCCGGGTATTTTTCTATATCTTTACCAGTATATATTTGCTTGCCAGCGAATAACTCAATAGGAATTCTAATAGCTGGTGATAATGAGCTAAATAATGTTCGCCAGTCTGTTATATCACTTATTCCAAGATATGGTAAATCAAGTCTTGCATAATAAAAATTACCATTTTCATCTTTTAAAGGCATTCTAATTGCAATCTCTTTTTTAAGATATTCAGGCAAATAAGTTTCATCAGGTTTTTCATTTTCAGAGAAACTTTCTGCAAATTTCTTAAATTCAGGTATAACAGCATATTTAGCTGGTTGTTTTAAAAGTTGTTCAAATTGAAGTGCTGTATTCTTACGCAGCCAAGTTCCAAAAGGCATTACTCTATTCATTACATTTTTCCAAAATGGTGTAAGCTCACTGTAATCAAATAAGAATTTAAAAGTTTCTTCTGCTGCTTTATCAAAATCGCCTGTCTTTTTGAAGACATCAATAAAGTGTGCAAGTCTGCTATATTCTTCTACTGAAGCTCCAAACTTTCTTCCAAATTTTGCAGCATAACTTTGAGTAGATAACGGATTAACTCCTTGAAGAACTTTCTTATAAGTTGGCATCATTCGTTGTGCAAGTCTATCAGTTCCAAGCTCACCAGCATAACCAAACCAACCTTTACCTAATACATTTCTTTTTGCTGCTTCTTCAAGTATTCTTTCACCTGTTACTTTTTCACCAGCATTTGTAACTACTTCAGCAGTAGGATTTTTAATAATCTTCATTGCGTCAAAATAGTTTCTTATATCTTGATTTCCACCAAGCCAAGAGTTAAAGAGGTTGGATAAGAAGTTTCTGATATGAAATCCCGGGCTTTCTACTGTTGCCATAGTTTTCCACCAGCCAAGAGCTTTATCATAATACTTTAAGAAAGTTCTCATTTCAGCATTGTCAAAGAACAGCTTTTGGAAATTACCAAGATATCTTGCAGTATCTTTTGGCAAAGCGTATTTTTCAAGTAAACCTGTTCCTTTAACAAAACCTTCTGGAATTTTAGCTCCTTCTTTTGTCAAATCTACTGCTTGATTTTTAACTTTATCAACTAAATCCATAAAAGCGTGAATTCTACTTGCACCTGCTTCATAAGCGTCAAGAGCGTCAAATATATTTTTATTTATTTTAAAACCTGCTTGTTGAGCTTGTTCAACTGTATTAAACAAAGTTCTTGGATATTCAAAAAATTCTTTCTTTCGTGAAAGTCCACCTACATTTACTGTTTTTTCACCAGCAACCTTTTCAAACTTTTGAGAAATGTTTTTAAGATTTTCTGCAAATTCTTTTCCAAATTCATCTTTATATAAGTAAGGAACATAGTTTTCAAGATAACCAATATCTACACCTCTTTTTACAAGACCTTCTCGTAAATCACTAAATCTTTTAGCTATAATATCAGCAGCTTTTTTAATCTTGTCAGGTGCAGCTTCATAAAGTTCAGGCTTTCTTATAGCGTCAAAAATTTGTTCTGCTTCTTTTGAATTAAATCTACCTAAATCTAATAAAGATTTCTGATATTCTTGTGCTGCTTTTGCAGTTTCAAAACTTCTTTCTGCAAATGCTTTTCTACTTGCTTTATATAAATCCTCTGGAACATCAGCCATAGGATTAATTGCTCTATTTATTGCTTTTACTAAATCTGAATTTTTTATAGCTTCAGTAGCTTTGCTAATACCAGTAACTTTTGCTATTGGTCTTACAACTTTTGAAATACTTTCTTGACTAATAATTGACTGACCTCCAACTTTTGGAAGCCACTCCGCAAATCTTACTCCACCTTTTGAGAAGTATCTATCTACACCTTCTTGCAATAATTTGCCCATAGTTTCTTTTGCTGCTTCTGTGGCTGCTTCTCTTGTAAGCCCATTTTCTACACCAGCTTTTATAAATGAAGCATAAGCAGTTTTACCAGCACTTGTTAAATATGCTTTTATTGTTTTAGGTGCTACTTCTGCTGCTGCTTTTGCTCCTGTAACTGCTGCTTCTTTTGTCCCTGCTATTGCTGCTTCTTCACCAATTTTAGCAGGAATATCTATTGCTGTGCCGCTACCAAAAGTAAGATAAGATAAAGGATTAACAAGCATATCAAGACCTATACTTGCAAGTGTTGTAGCAATATGTTGACCTCTTGATAGAGGGTGTCCTACTTTATTCTCAATAGCTTGTGTTAAGCCTTTTTGAGTTCCTATTTCTGTTATATCACCTTTTAAAGTTTTTAATGCTTTTTGTCTTACTATATCTAAATCTGAATTAGGATTTGTTAAAAACTCAATAAGACCTCCTACAACTGTTTCTGGTAAACTTACAGCACCAAGAATAGAACCTAATGTTCTGGCTGCTCCGTGTGTGAATTTCTGTAATTTAGTTTCAGGAACTTCTTTTGACACAGGAGTAGCAGCAAATGTAGANAAAGATGTATTACTCTTNGGACTNNTAATTACGTTAGCATTAGTTGCATTAGGATTTACTAAATTATCCAGATTTATCTTATTATTCAAATTTGCTGGATTAGCTTGCAAATTAGCTTTACTATTAGGATTTATTAAATTATTTAGATTTATTTTATTGTTGCTGTCCATATAAATAATATAATCCTCTCAATACTGTTATTGGTATTGGAATTTCATTTTGTCTTACCCAATTTGACATCTCATCAAAAGATTTGCCTTGCATTATTGATTTAACTACTACTTCCATAGCGTCTAACTCTTTATTAGTATCTTTATCTAAAACAGTTCCATATAAATTCTCACCATTGTTGGCAGCTTCTCTCCATTTACTTACAGCANTTGTNGCATTATTTATATCTTTTTCAAAGTTATCTTGTAATTGTTTCATTTGTGAATAAGCAGTAATCTTATTAATTATATCTTGTTGAGTATCTGTTGGTTCAAATGTTATTTCAGGAAATTTTTCTTTAAGATTTAACATTTCATTATATTGCTTTTCTGCGTCTGCATTCTGATTTTGTAGATTAGTATAGTATTGATAATACTCTTGACCTACTGGCATTGGTAATCCTGCTACACCAGCTTCAAGAGTTTGGGTGCTTACAGGTATTTTTTGACCTCTATAATTCTGAATATATTCTTCTAATGCNTTTCTTAAATTTTCAAGTTTNGCTTTTGAAAATTGTCCTTCTGGNTTAAAGAAAGGCGAAGTATCACTTCCCATATATTGGTAATAATTAGGAAGTGTATTAGCTATCCAACCGGGCTTATAATTCAAATACTCATTAGGGGAAGGCACAAAATCTTCTAACTTTGCATTAGGATTTTGCGCTGCTGCTTGTAATAATTCATCTTTTAAACCTGTTGCCCAAACAGTTTGTCCAAAGTCTTGTGGAAGTTTATTTGGCACAGTAATACTTTTAGTATTAATAAGTTTTTTAGCAATTTCATAATCTGAAAAGCCTGCTGCTCTCATTTGTGTTACATAATCTTTTAGATAATTAACTAACGGTTGAAACTTCTTATCTACTGCTTGTGGCTGTGCTGTTGACATTTGATTTACTTTTTGAAGAAATTGATTTACAGGGTCTTCTGCTTTCTTACGTGCTATATCTGCTCGCCATTGTGCTTCTTCTTTTGCACGCTCTTCTTCCCAAGCCTGCTGTTCTTTCTGTTTTGCTAAATCTTGTTGTTGCTTAAAATAATCTTGCTTTGTTCGCTGTTCTTGCTGTGCTTGTGTCTCTTGTCGCTGCTTTATTACATCAGCATTTACAGGTTGTGGAAACATATTGCTATAATGTGTAGTAGCCCAATCTTTTATTTTATTAGCTAATATCTGATAAGCAATTTTTCTATTAACAGTAGGATTAAAAATTGTTCTTATATCAGCAGGATAAGTTTTNCCTAATCCAAGTTCTTCTGGCGACCACATACTTAATTTATTGTTCGTTATTAAATTTGCAGGTGCGTATGTTGTGCCAGATGTAGTTGTAGGCACACTCTCATTACTTAANTGTTTGACTTGTGGAGTATTAGGAGTTCCACCCGGAGCATTATATTTCTTTAATCTTTGCATATAAGTGAGAATATTATTGTTATTGGGTAATGTAAACATTTTGCCTCCTTTTTAAATTCCTCCACCAGTATAAGTTCTTGAAGTTAACCCACCATATATTGCGTTAGGATTATTATTGTTATATATAGCATTAGTTGTATTTGTATTATTTCCACGAGCATTAGCAACTATTGCTGCTAACTCATCTGGGCTATTAAAAGTAAAAACAGTCCCTGTATTATACGGATTATATAGTGGATTTGAATATGCTTGCTGTGTAGCATTTAAAGCGTCAAGATATTTTTGTCTTGTGAGATTTAAATTCTCATTAAATTGTCTTTGCTGTTCTGCAAGTTGTGCAGCTGCAAGACCAATATTAGCTTGTGTTGCTGCTTCATTAAATGCATTCTGTCTTAATGCTTCTGCATATTTAGCTTGTAATGCACCACGATTTCCTTCAAGAGCTGCTTTTTGTGAACCTAATTGATTTTGATAATTTTGTAATGCTCTTTGTATTGCACCTAATTGAGTTAGCTTTTGATTTTCAATGTTTTCAATTCCTGTCGCTTCTGCTGTTCCTGCACGTGCTAAAAGCTCTTGTCTACCGCCACCTCTACCTGTTCCCATAGCTGCAAGATTTTGTTCCCCAGCTACAAGATTTTCATATATGCTCTTTTGCAAACTTCTTCTTGCAATAGGATAAGCGTCATTAATTGCTTTTGCACTTTCATCTGCTGTATATCCTGCCTGCTGAAGCTGTCTATCTATTTCTGCAAGTTGTGGATTTATTTCTGCGTCTGCTAATTTACCTGCTCTTTCCCAGATTTCATTTAAATCAATTTGCGGCATTTGAAATGCTGGAGCTTGGGCTTGAGCAGGAGCTGGTGCAGGAGTATTGCTAATAGCTGGAGTATTGCTAATAGCTGGAGTATTGCTAATAGCTGGAGTTGAAGTTACAATAGGTGTTTGTGCTGTTGTTACACCAATTTGAGGTGCTGTGTAAGTATAACTTGTAGGTCTGTAACTTACTACACCACCACCATAATAATTGACTGGTTTTTTACTTTTACTTGAATAAGCTCCTTCCATATATAATGCCATTCAAATCACTTTCCTTTCTTAAAACTTCTTAAAGTTTTTGCTAAATTAGCTCTTTTAGCAATAACTGGATTTTTACTGTTAGCTAATTTGTTTAGTGTAGAAACTGGTATTGTTTCTCCTTCTTTAACGCCAGCTGCTTTACGTAAAGCGCCTTTGTGTTTGATAGCTTCTTGTATCCATTTTTTATTTTTGCTTGCCATTTTTTAATCCTCCTTATCTAATTCTTAAATATTGTCCGTGTATTTTGTAACCTTGTATACTAAAATCTTTATTACTGTAAACATTCTGAAATCTTATTTTAATTAATTGACCAATGTAGCCAAGTTTTACTCTAACTTTTTTATTTGAAACTTCATTTGAAACATTAGAACCTGAACCAAAAGTAAATTTTGAAAATAAACTTTTACCAAATAACGGATGCTGATTTACTGAACTTGGATTTGATTTAGTAATACTATAAGTTGTAAGTGTATTATCATTCTGAACAGTAACAGCAATATTAAAACTCCAATAAGCACTTGCTCTTATATTTATATCTAATAACTTAAACCATTTCTTTGTATCAAATACTCCTGCGTCAAAATATTTGCTATCGTAATATGCTTGTATTTCATCACCGTCAAAATATGTGCAATCATCATTTACTTCATAAACAAAACCATTATCGCCACCATATATCAATTTATTTCTAAATACAGCAAAACAGTTAGCAGTAAAGCCTCTTATTTTAGTCCAAGCTGAACTGTAACCATTTTCAGTTTCTATTGCTCTGAAATCAAGCACGTGAACTTCGCTGTTTGAAGTTCTTCCCTCACCCGGAACAGCAAGATAATATTTGTGATTAAATACTCTGCCTGAGCTATTGTGAAGATAATATTTGTTAAACTTTTCTAAATCAGGTTCTATCTTATTAGTAAGCGATATAGTATCAACTACAATTGTAGAAAGTAATTTATTTCTCTGTAAGCTATACAAACCATCATCATCAAGAACTATAACTTCATCAATGCTATAATCAATTGTATCAGGCGCTATACCGCCAACTGCATTATTTGCAACTTTAAGAACCCAGTTACCAGTTGCTGGGTCTGGGTTAGTTCCTGTAAGCTGATATGTTTTATGCCCCGCATAGTAAGTTCCATTACTATCAGTAATCTTTTTAGCTTTAAAGAAAAATACATCACCACCATAAAGAGCAGCACCTGTTAATACACCACCATCATCAGCACCAACGGTGATATATGAAGTTCCCTTAACAAGTTCAGGTTTATATAATTCACTATAATAAAAATCGCTACTATCAGGAAGTATATAAAGTATTCTCTCATCTTTTTCTATTGCAAACTTTGCTTTTGGAGGTGCTGAATTATTTGTAGGTGCTGTTTTCCAAGATAATAAATCATCTACATCATTATCAGTATAAGTCGTAGTTGCATTGTCATTTATTGTAGTAAGTTCATAATAAACAGAGCCATTAGCTTTTGTTCTATAAATTTTTCTTTGAGTGCAACCTGAACCACCAATTGGAATGTTTGTTAAATTAACGCTTTGAGATGAAGGTGATACTGTTGTGCTTTCTGCACCTACATTACTTTCTGAACCACTATAAACAAATGATACTCTATATTTATAAGCTCCTGTTAAANTACCAGATGAACCAACTGCTACTGATGGTGCTGTTGTAGGACTAACAAGTCCCATATNTCTAACTGCATTAAAATCATAAATTTGATTTGTATCTACGCCATTTAACATTATTACATTATCAGCGTATGTTAAACAGCACCATTTTGTATTAGCAGTAAAACCACTTTTAAGTAAANTAAAAGTAGCACCGCCATCAGTTGAGCGATAGATACCAGTTCCACAAAAAGCAAGCAAATGTGAAGTNCCATCACTTTTAATTGCTTCATATAAACCCGTTACAGGATAACTATNAATTGCAGTAGAATTTAACTTTTTTGAACCCGGAACTTTCTTTAATGCTCCACGTTCAGTAAAGTCAAAATTTTCTATATCAACTGCTTCATTATCAGCAATTAATGTATTGCTGTCTTTTGTATTTCTACCGCCACCAATATTGGGTATATCTATTACAAAATGATTTTTATTTGTAATTAATGGCATATTAAATCCTTAAAATATCTTTTAAAAAAATATAAAAAA